AAGGCAATCGTGAGCGAAGAGAACCGACGGGCTGTTCTGCTGGAAGCAGAAGAAGCTGTGTGCAGCGACCGCAACAAGGACTACGGCGATCCCGAAGACAACTTCGACGACATCGCCCGCCTGTGGTCTGCGTACATGCGCAGCCCATTCACACGAGCAGACGTGGCCGTGCTTATGATGCTGGTGAAGGTGGCACGCATGAAGACCTCGCCAGAACTCAAAGACCACTGGGTCGACATCGCAGGCTACGCAGCCTGCGGCTACCCCTCAGCGTTGGCGGACGGTAGCGATGCTTGAACTGTTCATGTTCATGATGCTGCTGTGGATGGTCGCCATCATCTACCTGCTCGCCATCTGGGAAGACCACAAAGATGGCTGAGCACCTCACAAACGCAGCCCAAGACTGGGTCGAACAGGCTCACTGCCGCATCACCCGCATCAACCCCGACTACTTCTTCCCCGAACGGGGCGGTTCTGCACAGAAACAAGCAGAGAAACTCTGCGGCCCCTGCACCGTCAAAGACGAGTGCCTGCGGTTCGCTCTGGACAACAACGAGTGGATGGGAATCTGGGGCGGCAAGTCAGGCAGGCAACGCCGCAAGATCAAACAGCTAGAAGCCAAAGGGATTGACTGGCGATGACTCGACGCCAGCCCATGCGCATGTACATGCAACTCAAGCCGAAGGTAAAACAACGCCCTCGGCTTGGACGCCGTGGGCGAGTGTTCACACCCACAGCCACGCTGCAACACGAAGCCGAGATCGCAGCCCTGTGGAAGAAGAAGTTCGGTAGACGCAAACCACTGGAAGGCCCCGTGCTGGTGTCTGTCGACTTCGACAAACACGGCATGTGGGTAGAGGTGGCGCCTACAGACCTGCCGTCCCTGATGCGAGGCGACATCGACAACTACCTGAAAGCCGTCCTAGATGCGTTGAACGGGATTGCGTATGTCGATGACAAACAGATCTCGGTGTTATTGTCCACAACCACAGGGCACCTGTGGAAAACCCAGGAGGAAGACATGCCGAACGTCGGCGGTAAGAAGTACCCGTACACGAAGGCTGGCAAGGCTGCTGCGAAGAAGGCTGCCAAGAAGGCCACGAAGAAGAAGCGATGAGCGAAGTATCACCGCACCCTCGGCGCCTGATGGAAGTGCTGGGCGACATGGCTGAGCAGTTCGACGACGCCATCGACTGGGGCGACGACGCAGACGAAGAGATCGTCGGCGCCTGTGACCTTGAGAACCCCGAGACATGTGAGAGTTGCCAATGACGCAGCGTGTACTGAACGGAATCATGGCGGACGTGATGCGACGGGCAGGCATCAGCCCTGCCGTCGCTCAGCGAATGCTTGACGGCGAGTGGGTTGCGGACGAACCTGTAGATCTGGAAGGAGCTGAGAATGGCAGCGAAGAAGCCAGCGAAGCGGGCGTCTAAGTCCAAGTCTCGTGTGAACGAGGCAGGCAACTACACGAAGCCCACGATGCGCAAGAACCTGTTCAACCAGATCAAGGCAGGCAGCAAAGGCGGCAAGCCTGGCCAGTGGTCTGCCCGTAAGGCTCAGATGCTTGCGAAGCAGTACAAGGCCAAGGGTGGCGGTTACAAGTAATGGCTGCCAAGAAGAAGTCGCAGAAGTCTCTCGACAAATGGACAAAGCAGAAGTGGCGCACTGCTTCTGGCAAGCCGTCTACGCAGGGACGCAAGGCGACGGGCGAGGCGTACATGCCTGCGGCTCAGGTCAAGAAGTTGAAGTCAACGGAAGCAGGCCGCAAGAAGCTGGCTGCTGCCAACAGGAAGAAGCGCGAAGCAACGAAGCAGGGCAAGCAGCATGCGAAGCATGGCCTGCACAAGGGAAAGAAGCGGTAATGGCCGAGAAGAAGAAGAAGGATCCACGGCTGGAACGTGCGGGCGTGTCTGGCTACAACAAGCCGAAGCGCACCCCTAACCATCCGAAGAAGTCACACGTCGTAGTCGCCAAGGAAGGCGATCAGATCAAGACGATTCGGTTTGGGCAGCAGGGTGTGAAGGGTGCGGGCAAGAACCCGTCGTCCAAGTCCGAGAAGGCACGACAGAAGTCGTTCAAGGCACGCCATGGCAAGAACATCTCCAAGGGGAAGATGTCTGCGGCGTACTGGGCAGACAAGGTGAAGTGGTAATGGAACCGAAGAAGCCGACCAAGAAGGCAGCGAAGAAGGCGACGAAGAAAGCGGTGGCGCCTACGCCACCGCCCCCGCCGCCTGAACCGCAGCCCGCATGGGACATCAAACGGCGCCAGTTCGAAGAACAGGTGCAGTGGAAGAATCTCGCAGCCGAGGGCTACGAGCCGTTTGCCGCTAGCGGCAACTGGATCTACTGGAGAAAGAAGCTGGACTGATGGGGGCATTCAGGGACCAGTCGTGGAGCAACAGGTACACGGCCATGGGGGACGCTGCCGAAGCGCAGTGCGTGGCCTGGCTCGACAGCAACGACCGAGGGTGGGTGCGGTACGGCTTAGACCGACCGCCCCTGCGGATGTCGATGCTGCCCGAGTTCATCCGCCACACCCCTGACTTTCTCACCAGCGCCAGCCTCGTAGAGTGCAAAGGGTTCGGGCGGGACCAGCTAGGCAAGATCAAGCTTGCCGACTGGGCATCGCTGATCTCGTGGCACAAGCTGCATCCTGTCGAACTGTTCTTCTACGACCAACACAACGAACGGTGCATCGTCGTGCCGTTCGACAACCTGCACCAAGTGCTGTCGCACAGAGACAAACGGATCCAGAAGGATCAATTCAACGACGACCCTCCCAAGCCATACTGGGCTTTCCCTGCCGACCTTCTGGCAGAGCTAGGCGAAACCCATGGGTCAATCACAACCGAGGCGTAGGCGCCCCCAACCTTCCGTTGAGGACCGTGCTGCGCTGCAGGAGAAATGGGAGCGGATACTCGTGGCCGAGGGACTACCAGCGGAACCTAAGCGCCCGTTCATGCGGGATTCGAAGCAAGACGCCGACGGCGTCCGCCGTTGGCGTGGCCCTCGGGAGATCTCGTCAGACCTGATCGATGTGCTAGGATACGATGAACGTGTCCTCACAGCCACCGAGAAGCTCATGCAGGCCCCCCACGCTCCTCTGGGTGGTTACACAGCCGAGAAGCTCCACGAGCTACGAGAGGCGCTCCTAGACGCCATAGAGGAGACATTGACGTCACGAGAAGCCGAAGCTCTCGTGTCAATCGTTCTCGGGCAAGACACCTACGAGTCCGTCGCACGCCGCATGAAACTGCCACGCAGCACCTGCTACCTGACAGTCGCACGAGGTTTGGACAAGCTCCGAGAGGTGCTAGAAGATGTGCCCGAAGTAGCGGAATACCTAGAACGACACACAGTAAAGGAAACCGAATGACATCAGCCATGGGATACTTCGACGGCCTCGGCACCACAGCCGCAGCCGTCCAATACGACGGAACCGTGTACGGCGCCCAACGCCTACAAGACTGGGTGCTAGAAGACGAACTGCCACCCGACTACGAACAAGACGAAGTCCGCAATAACACAGCCACCCTGTTCATCTTCAACAACCCGTTTGAGATCGAACCAACCGACTGGCTCGTCCACACCATCGACGGTGACTGGCTCATCTTCGATGAAGACAACATGCAAGACCTGTTCGAATACGTTGAGGAACACGAGGCGACGTGAGCGGAAACGACGAGACTGAGGAATGGCTGGAGATGCTGCACCAGATGGGTGTCGACATCTGCAACACCCCCGCCGACCCTCAGTCCGTCGTGCCCACAGACATGTCAGGCGCCTACATCAGCGAAGACGGCTACTGCGTCACAGTCATGCGCTGGCCACCGTCATGGATCGCAGCGCTACGGATGCACCTGCGTCACCTAGACGACCACCCGTGCCCGATGGGCATGATCGCAATCATGCAGATCGCTCAAACGATTGAAGAGATGATGCGGCCAGCGGCAGCACCGCTGGCCCGCTACCTGATCGAAAACCCTGAACTAGCTGAACGTCACGAGATCGACTTCGATCTGACCCCTGAAGAGATGCAAGACATCTTCTACCTGCGCAACGACGACTGGGTATGGGAAATCGACTACGACGGCGGCTGCGACTGGGACT